CTGTGGAGGGGTTGAGGTACTTAGGTCTAGCATCTAAAAGGGTCCTTCCCTGGTAGTAGTAAACTACCTCATCTTTACGAAAAGGGATAATTATCCTGTTGTGAAACTTTCCATGCATACACAGGTAGAAGGGTTCCTTTTCTTCGGAAGTTTCATTAAAGAGCTTTCTACCAAACAAAAAACTCCAAGCTAAGAGAACATCCTTATCTTCACTATAAGCTGACGATATAGAAATAGGTTCGAGTTTAGATGTATCTAGCTCAGTATGTGTTTGTGTGGGTCTGTCTAATTCGGGAATCTCCTCTCCAAGAAATTCAAAGTTTTTAATTAGTAAATCCCGCTGTGCTCTAAAATAAGGAAGATTCTCTACATGAGCATAGAGGCTGGTGAAGTTTCCAGTACGCCCCGTCTTGAAGCATTGCCATAGACCACTATCTATATTGATGCTCATATGCCGTTTCCAGTCATTCTCAACGAAGACCGACTCAAGAATGAATTCGCGGGCATTTGCAGAGAGTTTGCCTACATCGCTGAACTTTTCAGTAATATAGTCTCTAATAAACTGAGGTGATATTATGTACATAAAAACAATTTCCGAATCAAAATTCCAGACCTTTAAACAATGCCAGTTGAAGTACCGCTATAGGTATGTTGATAGGCTACCTGAGCCCAAAGAGGCCAATACCGAAGCTTTGCACTTTGGATCTTATATCCACAAAGTTCTTGAGGATGGCGTAAAAGCCACCACAAAGGACGAATTAGTGCAGATTGCTGAGGGCGTGAAGGGTTCATACAAGGTATCAAAGAAGTACACGGGTAAAGATTTAACGTGTATTGAGAATTTTCTTAAATTCAACGCAAAGTTAGGAGAAACGGTTGCAACCGAATTAGTCTTTGAAGTTCCCGTAAAAGACGATATTACTCTTAATGGTATCATTGATAGAGTAATCAAGGGAAAAGACGGTGGATACCTAATTATTGATTATAAGACTTCAAAACGGGAAAAGAGTAAAGTGGAGCTTTATCAGGATACTCAACTAAAGGGGTATACTTATGCTATCAGTAAAATGTATGAGACTCCTATCTCAAACATAGTTGCTGCCCATTACTACCCTCTGACAAATACATTCGTTTTCGTACAATATTCTGTTCCTCAGATTAACGCTCATCTTAGAAAGATTGTGGATGAAATCTGGAAGATACGTAAGAAAAAGAAAATAGAAATGAGACCCAGTAGGAATGAATTCTGCAACTGGTGTGCTTACAAAGGTGCGTGTCCTGAGTTTTGTACTGTGCATGAAGTGAACAAAAAGATTGAAGAATTAAAAGATCTTAAGAAGTCTTCTTCAAACGCCCGAAAATAAACGGGGAGTATAACTCAATTTCAATTGCTTCGAAGAAGTGTATTACTTGTTCTGGTGAGTATTTACATTTCTTAGTTAAGTAGTTATAAAGCATCTCAATCTTGATAGGTTTTTGCTTATTCAAGGCTGCGAGTAGCTTTAGCTGAAAATGCTTTATAAACTTTTCTGAGTACTTATACCTCCATTTTTCTACAAATGAAGAACTTAATGTTTCATTTAATAGATCTAAAAAATCAATTATATCAATATCTAAATTTTCACTTTGCATATTTAATTATTTTTCTTTAACATTAATATATAATATAAACTATGTCCAGATTTTCACCACAAATTTCAAGTTTTTTAAAGCAAGTAGGGGTGGATCCCTATAAAAATATCTCCATCGTCCCTAAGAGTGATTCCTGTGGGGTTCCTGGGGATTTTTTAATGTTCAAATACAAGCATGCTAATTGGAAGGAGTATAGAGTCTTTTTAGTAATTGAGCCTATTACCAAAAGTGCCAAAACAGGCAGCCTCCTTCTAACTGGATTCAAATTACCTATGGATAGGACTTATACACCAGCTTCGTTTGAAAATCTATATAATAATAAGGAATTACCCCAAGATAGTTATAAGACCTACATTATGAGTAAAATGTATGGACCCTTGAGAAAGATATCTAAACCAAAGAAAGAAGAGGAATAATATTTAGATGGTAATAGGAGCAGCAGTAGCCGCAGGAGACGCAATAAAGAAATGGGTTCCTGGAATGCATAAGCTGACGAGGGCTATGGATGAGTTGCGTGATAGCTTCGCCAGGGCTATGGATTTTGGAGACGAGGCTCAAAAAGCTTCTCTTGCATTAGGCGCAACATTTGAGCAGACTAATTCAGATTTTGCAGCTTCAATTCAGGGATTGCGGGGTTCTATTGATAATCAGTTTAGAGGAGCTTTCATGTCTTTGGAGGCGGGACTACAGGGGAATACCGCAGGCGTAGCAAAGTTAATTAATCAACAGATGCTTACGGGAACTGCCTTTGCCAATACAGCAACCGTAATGGCAAATCTTGTAGATGTAGGAGGTTTATCTCTTGAGTCAATGAACCTTTTATCGGCTGATATCATTAAATGGGGAGAAAAGTTTGGTGTTTCTACAGATGTTCTTGTAAATGCGTTGAAGAATCTAAGTGATGCAATGCCTGTTGCTAGGTTATCTGGTATGTCAGAGAATTTGACCAAAGCAGTCGCTAGATTCCAAGCAGAAATAGGGGCACCTCTTGCTGGCTCTTTACAGAAGGCTATGTCCTTGGTAATGGACCCCAGTTTGGATTCCTTTGCTCGCCTTCATATGTTAGGGATGGGTCAAGCTAGAGAACAACTAACAGGTCAGAAGTCTGTGTCAGAGTTACTTAGAGTATTAAAAGATAATTTCGGTAAGGCTGCGGATCAATTTACAGGTCTAGCGGGGGGGATCAACGCGCCCGTACACCAGATTGGAATAGCTGCTAAGACTCTTGGTAAAGAGTCTATGCATATGAGAATAATTATGGATCAGCTAAATAATCATGCGAGAGATCAAAATGAGACTGCTGTAGATTATGCTAATACCCTCTCTACTTTGAAGAGTGAAGTTTTAGCTCCCTTACATAAAGCTTTATCTACTAAATTTTACCCTCCTCTCCGAGATTTTGCAGATGTTTTATCAGCTATAGGTCATACTCTTGCCGATTGGGCTGCTGGTTGGATTACGAGTTTAGGGGGAGCTTCGAAGATGCTTAAGCATTTACAACTACAAGCCCTTGATTGGAGTATAACAATTACTAAGGGCATCCGTGGGACCATGGAAGCGATGAAAAAAGGATTTCATGATATGTTTTCTGCTGGGGGGGCATGGGATAAAGCTGAAGTTGGTCTTTTAAAGCTTAGATTAGGAATTAGCGATTTTCTGGTAGCAATGTATGATCACTGGCTTTTTTCGGATGAAAGTAAAAAAAGTAGTGCGGAGCGAACCTCACGGGGATTAAGAGCAACTATATTCGAGCAACAGCATCAGAATAGATCTAATTGGAAAGAGTTTACATCCTCATCATCAAAGCGGTTTGATGATGTAATTGATGTATTAAATAAATTTAGAAAAGATATTGAAGAGGGTGAGGGGCTAAGTAGAGTACAAAATGATTATCTAACTCACTTAGCAGAACTTAGAAATAAAGAATTGGAAATAGCAAACTCAGACACTACCACGGGTGCACGGGCACTTGTAGAAACAAGGGATATTCTAGGAGAAAATCTTGCGAGGATAATGGGCATCAGTCCCGAAGTAGCTGATCCTGAGGATTATAAAAGACGTACAGCAGAGGCTACTGAAGCCATAATGCAAATGTTTCCCTTGATGCGGGCAGCGTTTGGACAGGGTGTTAATGCGGGGCATCAAGGTTAGGGAAAAGAGGAAATTAAATGGGAAACAGACATATAGTTGATAGGCGATTACCTGATAGAACTAACCTAATGTTCTACTTTCCTAATCCAACAGAAAGTAGTAACTATTTTGTTGTAGAATTACCCTTTTTTGAAAATGTTGAAATTAGGGAAAGGAAAAAAGCAAGACTACAGAAATATTCTTTAATCTCCCGCTCAAGTAATCTTTATAGTTACTTGGGAGCCGACTCAAGACAACTAACTCTATCCTTTTGGATGACCCTTCCTCATATCCAAACCGAGCATCCTGAAATTAATAGAGATAAATTTTTTACAACACTGAATACAAACGAGAATCCTAAAATGGAGCGAGAAAAGTTTAAATCTCCCGTAGCTTCCCCAGACACACTTACGAATCCCGCCGTTCAAATTGCAAATAATTTTCTAGGGCTAGAGGGATTAGGTGATTCTGCTAAACAAGTTTTAGACTCTAATCATGGTTTAAGCCCGCAAGAACGAGAGTATATTATTAAAACCTATTTAATGACTCCTGCTAAATTTGTGTCTACGGATGTAGAGCAATTACATGCACAGGATGTAGCTAATGCCACAGTGATGGGGTTACATGAGACCGTAATGCATGGGGGGTACGGACCAACTCCAATGGCTTTTGGGATGGGGATGGCTATGGGCGCAGCAGTTGGGGCTGCTCAAACTTCAAATGAATATTATTCTAATTTTAAATTTATAGATTTGATCTTATATTGGATTAATATTGTAAGAGCTAGTGTGACAAATAATGCTAGTAATCCTACAGCAGGACCACCTATAATAAGATTGCGGCATGGAGTTATGTATCAGGATATCCCATGTATTTGCACAGACTATAGAATGAGTTGGGAAGAAAAAGAAGGTTATGATTTACAAACACTTCTTCCTAGACGAATTAAAATTGGTATGAATTTAGAAGAAGTTCGAACTGGAGATTTTGGTGAATTTGATCAAAATGATATAATTAAAAGAGATAACTTAGCTGGTTGGGAATCAGTCATTAATGATGCTGGGGCTGTAGGTACTATGGACCCAGGTTATATAAATAATATGTAAATGGCAGCACTAGGAAAAAATAGAGGACCTTATTCATTAGATATGGTTAGAGTAAGACATAGAGGTACTATAGTTACTACTATAGTTAATTCTCCTGTCTTCGATAATTACATAAGTGGTTTAAATAAACTGAAAAAGTTTGATGTTGGTTATATCCCTGCTGGATATGGGCACCGTCCAGACTTGATCTCCAATATTTTCTATGGTAGTCCTAAAAATTGGTGGGATCTTATGCTAGTGAATAATATAAGTGATCCTTTTGAGGGCTTTAAGGTACATGAACAGATAATAATTCCCAAGTATTAATGAGAATTCCCACCGTACATGTAGTTATCGGTTTTAATCGTGCCGCAATAAATGAATTATTTGCAGTGGGAGCATCGTATAATAGTATATTAGAGAAACTCTCTGGTGATTCAGCGTCATTCATCTTTAGTAATAAAGGTAATTCTAATCTAATAGAATTTGAGCACAGTTGTAATATGGGTCGAGAAATGAATATTATGAATTTAACATTTATTGATCCTAAAGATGAATTTGAAAGACGCTTTATAAGTGATAGTGCGATTAGAAGTATCGCCAGTCTATCTAAGAACTTCGCTGTAGCAGGAGAAATATCTGATGCGGATATCAAACAGAAAAATGAAGTAGAAAAATCTTTAAGTCCTGCGGACTATGAGGAATTTGATAAAGAATTTCAAGCTAGTGTCGCTGAACAATATATTTATGTTGCATATGGGGTAGGGAGTAATTTAGATTATTGGTCAGGTCCCCATATGATGACTGTAGCAGGAGCCGATATAAAAGTGGAGGGATCACGTAAACTTACTCTTTCACTAGTAGTTAATCCTCGGCCTCTAGATGAGGATGCACGAAGGGGAATATATAATGAGAAAGTTAATATACACCTAGACGGACTTTCCTTGGAGGTAGAAGGAAAATCTAAACCTTTTGATTTTAGAAGAGCTTTAGACGGAGGGCAGTTATATACCCCCACCCCTCCATCTCTCCAAAAACTAGAGGGCAAGATATTCAAGGCATTAGATGCTACAGATTATGCTGGAATTACTGCTACTGTTCAAGCTATTGATTTTCATTTAATTATTGTAGATGTTATTAGAGATTACATTCAAAAAGCTACCTCTAATCCAAATGTAATAGTTATTCTTCCTAATTTAAATTGGATATGTAGAGCGGCTATACAACAGTTTATTCTAGAATCACGATTTGATGAGATTGCGGTTCAAGGTGCGTCACGCCCCGTGGCATCTACAATATCTGCTTCAACATATCGTGGGTTTGCGGGAGGAGGTGATGCAGTATATGCCTCTCCAATAGATGCTCGTAAATTAGGTTTATACGATACTCTTCTAAAAACAGTATTAGCATCATTTAGTATAAATTTGGCGACTGAATGGGGATCAGATAAGAATGATCCTGTGCAGGCTTTCGGATCACAAGAGGGTCCAGCATATTTTAAGGAGAAAGAAGTACTGCCCTTCGGTAAGTCGTGGAATTCTGACGCTGGTTTAGGGAGTGGTTATCAAGCTAGGGCTGTAAGATATGTGGATGAGAGAAACTGGTATGCTTCTAAGATTCATGTAACTTCAGAAGGACTTCCAAACCATAGATTAGTACTAAAAGAGATTGAAGATAGTATTAATAGAAATTCTAAAAGCTTATATAGCTCCAATTTTGTTACTTTTACTGAAACTGATACAAAAGTACTTAATTTATGGAAAAAATATGGTAAATTACCCATGTTTGCAGGGAAATTTAATTTTAACTCTGGACACCCTGCAATTATTTATGGAGATGCAATATTAATTAAAGATTTCTTATATGGAAAAGCAGATTTTGAATCTAAACAGCAGCAAGTGTCAGAAGCTCAACAGCAGGTTGTTGCGGTCCCCATCCCAGGAGCCGACTACTCTAACGGGATCCCCTCTCTACCAAATTCACAGACAACACCTGATTTCTTAAAAGATGCTGTGACAAGTTTACAGAATTTAGTCCCTCTTCATCCCTATGAGTATGCTATTTTATTCAACCAACAGTATAATAAAGAAATAACAGAAATTATTTATCCAAATAGGATTTTGGCCGCAGATGCTTTTGGAAATGAATCAGAGATTCCCGAAGGATTTGGGTATTTTGATGAAAAATGGGAAGAAAAATCACAAGAATTCCTTCAAGAGAAGGGGATACCTGTTTTTAAGTATAATACCGTTAATCCTAATATCATTGATATGGATTTTAAATTTGGTAGTATTTATTTTTCCATGCTTAATCAGGGATACACCAAACAGGTACAGAGGAAAGTGTCAGCAGTTGCTCACGGGATTCTCCCTAACGAGTATGCTGATTTTAAAATAAATACTTTGGATGATCTAGTAGCATATATTAGACTTGTACATTATTCTTTAGATAGTGGATTAGAGGGACCTTTTACTGATTCTACAGAGATAACGGCAGATATTATAAGTAGAGTAGGTCCTGAGTTAGCTAAAAAATATATAGGAGACGCACCCGCAGCCGCGCAAGCTGCTCTAAAAGAATATACACGCCTGTTAAATGATCCCCTAAAACCATTAATTAGGGTAGATCAGTTATTACCAGGAACGCCACCCTCTATATCTGCTGATTTTGCAGAGCAAATGTATAGACAAGCACTACAACTTAGTATAAAGACTGTTCCTTTTTATTATTTATCTACTTTTGGGAATACTATTTTTCAACCATGCTTACTTTTTGCTCAGGATACTCCTATAATTCAGAGTAAACCAAGAAAATGGACAATCCTTAATAATTTTTTTAGTGGTGCGTACAAAATAGTAGGATTTACACATACTATATCGACTAAATCTGCGGAATCTGAGTTTTACTTACAAAAAAATACAATGAGTAATACTACTAGGGAGCAGGAAGAGGAGATTGCTTTTGAAGGGAAAGGCATGTTTGAGATAGCTAAAGAAGAAAGTGAAGTGTTAGTGGATCCTGCTGTAGAACCTGAGGAAGTAGAGGAGGAGTTGGGCGAAGCCCCTCCTGGACAGCACTGGGATCCGGGTGGTGCCCTACCCGTCCTGCTCCCTGGCGGTGGAGAGTGGAACGAGTCGGAAGCGGTAATTAGGGAAGTAATTCATGGTGAGAATTATGATGCTTTTAGTGATTTGGGTTTAATAGATTGGTAAAAAAATGACAGGTAAATTAGAAACAGATAAATACACACTTATTTCATTGGCTGAGGTAAGGGATACATTTGATCCTGATAGAAACGGTACATTTACAGCTAAAGTTTTTTCGTTAGGAAATTCGGAAGAGTTGATAAACTATGTTTCTCCATACGGGACAGGACGAGAGGGGGGTTTTATTGCCATCCCTGAAATAGGAACTACGGTTCTTGTTTGTAGGCCCGCAGGAGGTACTGAATTTTACTACCTAGGGTGTACCTTTATTTCTGAACCTCTTCAAGCAGAGGGAGCAACGGTAGCAGGCACCGAGATAAAACCCGCAGAGCGTGTGGACGCTAGGAGTGCTAGAGCTAGAGGGGTTCCCCTTAGAATTAATTTAAAGGGTGCAAGAGGAGGGGGCTTATTGATTGCTGAGGAGTATAACCAAGATTTTTATAATGTAAAGACTGAAATAAGTTCTCCTGAAGGAAAGATTATAAAACTTACCGATAGCCCAGGTCAGGATAATATATTGTTAAGTACAGAGAATAATAGTAAGATAACTTTACAAGGTGATACTAAGTATAAAGGAAAACTGGGAGCCGCAGCCCATTCAATCCAAATGGAAAGTATGGGTCCTCAGAAGTTAATATGTGGAGAATCCTCAATTGATATTTTAGTTAATGATGGACGAGAAATTAATGTCTTGAATAATTCCGTTGGGGATAATAAACCTTATGGACCCCCAGAAAATGAGTATTGGGGAAATGTAAATGTTCAAAGTAAATGGAGGGATGTTAATGTTTTTTCAAACGCTGAAAGTGGTAGAATTTTTATTGAATGTACCAATGAGGGAGGAAGTGATCAGGTAATTGAAATACAAACTAACGGAGAAGATGGAGCAATTAGGATTAAGACAAACGGTAAGGTCGATATTTCGGCTAAAAATATCGACCTTGAAGCTGTAGAAAATATAAATATAAAAGCAGGAGAGGAAATTAATTTTGAGGCTGCTTCTAACATGGGTTTGAGATGCACAGGGGGAAATATAAATGCCGACGCCGTTCAAATTCATCTTAATGACGGTATAAATCCTGTGGCTGATACCGATATCGGACAAACAGATAGTTACTATGGAAATACGGGAGTAACTACATACTAGAGAGGTACTTATGGCATCATTCGATCTTGAAACATTCTTAAAGGTACAGGGACAAACAGGCACAGGAGCATTTGAAGCTCTTGGAATGTCTTTTGGTATGCCTAGTTGTATGTTGAACTTGGCTTCACAAGCCTTACAACTCCTCCCTAGCAACGTACTCTCAGGTATGCAGTCTAAGATTCAAGCGGGTAAAGATAAAGCAAATGAAGTTACCCAAGAAGTATTCAAAAAATTAATGTTGAATACTGGGATAATTGAATACGATACTGAAGAGGGAATTTTAAAATTTAAGTCTGATTCATCTTGGATGGGAATGGATAATGATGATGTTCAAGGGCTCTCAAATTTGGGAGGGGTTTTAGGAGCTTTTCAGTATGCTATGTCGTTTGGCGCACAAATTTATCAAAACTATACTAATATTGAAAATCAAATTAATTCCATTACCGATTGCTTACAAAAGTTTAATTCAATGGAGTCATTCCAAAGCGGTAATTCAGCTAATCAAAAAGCTGCTTTGTCTCCTGCGGAAGCGGAAGAATTATTTAATACAGTATATGCGGCTGATAAGGTAAAACTTCAAAACACTTTTGAATTTATAGAACAAGCAAATAATACATTAGATTCTATCAATGAAGTTCTAGCAGCAAGAATTGCTGACCCTAGCTTGGAACCCCGTTTTCTAGATATAGCAGAGTTAGATCCTATTTTAGAAGATACTACGTATGCTCGTTACCCTGCTCTAGATCCAGGATTAGGAGGTCATTGTGTAGGGGCTACGGCTGATGATGAAGCAACTTGTATTGCTCAGGACGGAATGTGGGTTTCAGATTTTGAAGAAGACCCTGAAAAAGATATATTTAGGCTAGTTTATGGCCCCCCTGTTTCTCAGCGCGGCCAATTCCTCCTAACATCTGATGGATTGTACTATGATTCGCAGTCAGGGGGACTCGATCCCGTATTCTTAGCTATTTCTGGGTCTCCACCTGTGGGGGATACTTGGAAGTATGATTATGATCCTAATTTAGGGGGGAAGGGAACGGCCATTTCTATCAAATCTCTGAATACATTTACCGAAAACCTATTTGATTTGGAATTAATTGATGATAGTGTAGGTATGCAGGGGGAATATGATGCTGATCACTTTTTAAGTGTCTTGGTTCAACAGCGGGATAAACATGTTTATGATTTATCTTCTACCTTAACTACTTATATAAAAGATTATGGAGCAGACTCTTCAATTGTTAAGAATCAAAGACAGGAAATTATATCAGAAATAATTAATCATAATAATAAAATCAATAGAAGAAAAAAACAAATTGAAGTTGCTGTCAAAGCGCCCCAACTTTATGGGACGGATGCCTTACCTATAAGTCCTTTCCTTCCAGGGGAAGTTCCTATTAATGATTTCTCCTATTTAGAACATCTTAATTTAGTTGTAGATTTAGAAAAACAAAGATCATTGATATTTGAACAAGGTGAAGTAACAGGAATGGTTCTTCCTATTACACCTACCTTTGTAACTTCTCCTCCTAAGCCCCCTTCAATAGGGTTTACTCATTTAAATGTTCCTCCTGTAGGAAAGGGAAGTATTTTATACGCACCTTCAGGGCCTGGAACTCAAGAGGGGACCGTTTTATCATTAGACGATAGGTTGGCAACTAAAGGATTATTCGCTATTTATAATTTTCTAGAGACAAAACTAGTAACCCCCTCTGCTACTGACTATTTTATAACTAATTGTGCCTCTACAAATAAATATAATGATGCGAAATTAGTAGGAACAAACAGGAAGAGTATATTCAGGCATGGATTATCTATTCCTTATTTAGAGGGCATTACAAAAAATAGCTCAATCAATAATGCTGCTGCCTCTGCTTTAGGGTCTTTTACTCGTTTACCCGATACGGAGGAGTTTAGAGAGTTAACATACAACGCTAAAGGCTTTTCTGTTGAATTTTGGAGTTTTGTGCCCAATATTATGGATGGGAATTTGGGATGGTCTAGTGGAACCACCTCATCTTTAACAAAAGTGGTCCTGGGATGTGAGAATGTTGGTGTAAAAGATGGAGCTTCTGCGGTAGATTCGCTAGGAGAGATTCGAGATTTGGATTACCTAGCAAATGATCGAGGGGATCAGTTTGTTAGAGGCATGTTAATGGGATTTACACGGGATAGGAGAATTACTCAAGCTTCAGCGGGGTATAGTAACCTTAATGTGCTAAATGATCCCGCTTCTTCTTTGAGTTTCTTTATAGCCCCAACTCAATCTAGAGATTCTAGCTCTTGTTCGTGGATTAATAACGATGAATGTCAAGCAACCTCTACTTTCTTTAAAATGAAAGTAGATTTATCAGCCACACAGTTTGGAGATGTGTCAGCTACGTATGTTTTAGTCGATATTACCGTTGATCCTCCGACCAATGAGATAAAACTTTATGCTGACGGTTCATTAGTGGCAACATCAGCAATAAGTGATGTTTTTGGGGTGCCCCCTAATACTACTCCAAATTTACCCTCTTTTAAGAAAAATAATAGTTTTGAATATTCCTCTGCCAGTGTGGATGGGCCGACTACTCTTCATGAAGGCCCTAGATTGAATCAGTTCTATACTCCTTGGATTGTAGGAGGTGGTTATACCGATGGAATGTCCTGTTGTGGTAATTTTATGGGTGGTGACAGGGGAGGAGTAAAAAGTGGTTATGAGGGATTCTTAGGAAGTCTAAAATTCTATGATCGAGCAATAAATTCAGTAGAAGTAGCAAAAAACTATAAGGCTCAAGAAGGATATTTTAAAAATATTGATACTGAACTTCATGAGTTCAATTATGACAGTGGGGAAGGCTTTAATATAGTTCTGATTATTTCAGATGATGTGGGTGTGGATAATTTAGGAATATATGATTCTATTAATCCTATTGTACTTCCTTCTACGTCTACTCCATTTAGTAATTTAACTGATCCTACTAATGGTACTAACCTTTATGCTCATACACCTACTTTAAGTGGAATGGCTGAGAACGGGATAACATTTACTAATGTGCATGTTGCTCCTGTATGTTCTCCAACTAGAGCAGCAATTCTAACAGGAAAGCATGCATTTAGTAGTCCTAATTATAAACGTGATGTTGGGCCTTCAGGTTACTGGGGACATGGAGTTGGAGCCGTGGGGACGCAGGAATTTGATAGGCTGAGAGGAGGGTTACAGGGGTTAGGGTGTGATTATTCTTTATTTGATCCCTCTGGAACTGTACAACCTCTATCAGAAATTGTTCGTTCTGCCGATGATAACCCCTCCGTATGGACTTCAGGAGTTAACTTCAAAATTTTACCTGAATTACTGCGGGAGTATGGTTATAGAAGTGGGATGGCAGGTAAATGGCACTTAGCAGAGTGGGATGGACTGGCTAGTTATTATGAAGTAGATGGTGCTACCATTGCTTCAGCGTCAGGAGCAGGATGGGCACATGTCTCGGCTGTCGGAAAGTGGACTACGTATAGAACCATATTCCATAATCTAGATAAACCCCCTGTTCCTGGTCACAATAATTATACGGGTAATTTCTCTAATGAAGATTATTGGGACTCATTATCTGTTTCTGATAAGGATATGGGATATGTTAACTATTTTGTGAATAGAGATGGAGCAGTGACCACAGTTTCTGATTCAGGCTATACTAAATTCATAGATAGTAAGAAGACTACGGCTGCGGGACATATACCTTATCTTCAGGAGCCTCTCGCTGAAGCTGATTCGAAGTATGAATTACATGATGGGCCTGGGGATGCAAGTTCATTTGCTACTTTCCAATCGGCTGCTGATGCTAGTAGTCTGTTTAACACTATGAGAGAACCGTTCTTTTTATATGTTCCTATGAATGCTCCGCACTCACCTCAAACATTTCCTCCTAGTGGAATGATATATAACTGGGATGGGTTCTACAGTACTAATAATACACAGCATTCAATGGATGTGATTGCAGATGCTGGAAATGATCCAGGTCCTCATGTGACTGCTATTGCTGCTAGTGGGTCGTGGATGAACTCTACTGCACAAGTAGAGAATATAGACTATATGGTGAGTGCGTTCCTCTCCTCTATTGATCCTGTCAGACGAGATCGCACTATATTTATATTTATGGGTGATAATGGAGCGGATAAAGCCATTATGGAGTCTAGGAATAATTATGCTTCGGGTATACGAAAGGTAGCAGGAGAAGCTGACAATGATAATAGTGGATTAGGTCCTGTTTACACGAAATGGCTTGATAATGAGGGTATAACTTATCTAAGTGGAGCTAGGCATGGTGGGAACAATAATGGACCTGGGGGATTTAAGACATCAGTATATGAGAGAGGTACAATAATTCCTTTTATTGTAAGTTCCACAATGATAACAAATAAAAATACGATATCAAACGCTTTTATTGATGGAATTGATTTATATGCTACGATTGCTGATATTGCTGGTGTAAAGAGATCATTGATTTCTAATATTGCGTCTAAGCCTCAACGATATGAGGGTATTTCCTTCTTACCAATCTTAAGCGGAGGACCTACTCCTAAAAAGAATTTCTCTTTTTCAGAGTTCTTTTCCCCCCAAGGAAACTCTACTGCGTCTGGGACTAGCGTGATGGAGGTAGATGGAGCTATTAATATTGAAGGAATGGGTACTTGGACTGGGAAGATAGGGAAGTTTGATGGAACCCCCGAAGGATTAGAAACAACAGGTGCTTACGGAGGCACAGGCAACCCCACCATACCCTATGAGCGTAGACGCGCCCTTACAGTAAGTGCTAATGCATATAAACTTGGGCATTACGCCGTTTCAGGTGCGGATTCTACAGCAATTTATAGCAGTGTTCCAGAGGTGAGTGCTGGGTCCTGGAAACTAGTAAGATCTACTAGTGGTTATCTATATAATTTGTCAGGATTTGATGAATTATATCACTTAAGACTGGGAGATGGGAGAGATGCGGATCCTTACGAACTTGATAATTTACTATTTCAGTATAGAGATCTAGCCGCAGATGTTGCGGGTGCGGGCGCGGACGCTAAAGATATGCTAACATATTTATTGGATCAAGCGACACAAACAAATGAGGATGATTATTATTGGAGGTTAGCTAGGATATACTACACTCTATTAGACTCTCTCAACCAGTACCTAGATCAAAGAAAGGAGCCTTTCTCTTAAATGGCAGCGAATCAAACAGTAAATACATATGGCACCACTTATTTTGCACCTACTGATAGGAGTATTGCGGAGTTAAGGGGTTCATACTTAGGAGTAACCTTTCCTTTAGGGAGAGAAAAGATCAAGGGAAGTTTTTTTAATAGAGAGAGCGGCAAGGAATTAATCCGAGGTGCAGTAAAGCAATTATTAAAAACCGAACGGGGCGAAAGAATTATGCTTCCTAGCTTTGGATGTAATTTAAGAAAATATTTATTTCAACCCTTAGATGAAGCAACTTTTGAATCTATAAAAAGGGAGATATTATATTCTTTTGATAAATATATTGTGGGAGCAAAAGTGAAGAAACTCTCGGTGATACCTTATGGGGATATAGGCCCTGCGGGGGGGAACTCTTTAAAAATTACACTATTGGTGGAAATGACAGATACAGATTTAGCAGTATTTGATGTACAGGTGGTAATTAAATGACTAATAATACGATGACGTTTTCTGGAACACTAAAATCGGATTTTATGAAACTAACGAATATTCCGTTGGTTAAGCGACCTTCGTTGGTTGATTTTGCGGCGACGGACTTTATTTCTCTAAGAAATTCGTTAATTAAATATATTAAAGCTGTCTATCCTACAGAGTATAATTATTTTGTTGAATCAGATATAGGCATGATGTTTATTGAGTTGATAGCTTATATGGGATCTGTAATGTCGATGAAAGCCGACATGTTAGCTAACGAAAATTTCTTCGCAACAGCTAGGCAACGTAGTAGTGTAAAAAAATTATTACAGTTAATTGGTGTAAAAATGAGGGGACCTCTTTCTGCTGCGATGGATGCTTCTATAACTTTTGATGATCCTCCTGTGGATATAGGTGGGAATGCATATTATACACTGGCTCCCGCTAATAGAACTGTCAGTATTGAGTCTCCCCAAGATGGAGGAAATGTTACATATACTCTATACAAGGTAGTGAATGGAATTATTGATTTGATAAATTCTAGAGGGGATATCCGTCTCTATAGTACGGAAAGTGATAATCCAGAAACAGATACAGTATACACTAATTTAGCGTTACAAGAAGGAGTATTGGTTACAGATAGCGGAGGCTTTGCGGCTACAGAAGCTATAAAAACAATAAAATTAACGCAGGCTCCTGTAATTGATGGAAGTGTTGAAGTATTTATTAATTCGGTTGATGCAAATGTGTCTGGAGCTTACAGGAAGGTGGAAAATATTTATTTTGCTTCGGGATCTACAGATAGAATTTTTGAGGTACTTTACGACGATAGCTATCAGGCTACCGTAGTGTTTGGAGATGGAACTGTAGGTATTTCTCCAACTAATACAGACTCTTACTTGGTTCATTATCGGATAGGTGGGGGATCAAGAGGGAATTTAAATCCAAATGTAATCAATGCTGCCATACAAGCCACAACCAATATAGGGGGGACAGACGCTAGACCTGGAACAATTACCAATACGAGTGTTGCAACAGGGGGAGCAAATGCTGAAAGCATGGCTCATGCCAAACAATGGGCTCCCTTAACTTTTGCTCGACAGGATAGAGTGGTTACTTTAAATGATTACACAGTCTTTGCTAATACATTCATAAGTACTTTTGGAACAGTAGGCAAAGCAGTGGCTGTTACTAGGGATGCTTATTCTTCTGCAAATATTATTGATATCTATGTATTGGAGAAGGCTTCTGATATTCAATTACAAAAAGCTAGTCCTACATTTAAAATTCAATTATTGGATGCTATAAATAAGGTTAAAATGGCTACAGACGAAGTGTTTGCAGTTGATGGTTTAATCAGAACATTAGATCTAGTAGTTACTATCTTTATTGATAAAGAGGATGAGGCGAGAGAGTCCCAGATTATTGGATTAGCCAGAAATAAAATATTGAACTATATGAGTATTGATAATAGAAGATTTGGAGAGCCCTTAATAATAGCCGAATTAAACAGACAAATTTTTGAAGTTGATGAAATTCGGTATTCCGAGATAGATAATTTAGTGCATAATATTTTAGTAGATGAAAATGAAATTATTCAATTGAATAATTTAACTGTAAACGTGAGCTTGCTTGAATAATGAGAAGTGAATTTACTCCCGATCCACGAACTTATACAAAAAGAAATTTTGTTGAGTTAATTGAGTTAATTACTCCTGGAGTATATCAGGAGGAAGATTTAGCATTAAGTGGAAGAGAGATAAACCCAGCTTCAAGGATTATAAATACTCATTTAGCAGCGGCTAATGATATTTCCCAGGTCTTATCCATCTCGGCTGTAGCTAATTCGCAAACCTCTAGTTTAGATAATATTTCAGGCATCTCTCAATATTTTGTTAAACAAAATAAATTAACCAATGTAACACCCTACAGTTTTGAAACTAAAATACTTTTACCGCTGGGGGCTGCTTTTAAGGATTTTGCTACAAGTGGAGAGTACAATACTTATTTATCCGGGACTTTATTACCACAAATAATTCTGGCTACTGGATCGGAGCCTGGAGCTTTACACCAAAATATTTCTACACTATCTGCTTTAACTACTGATAATAATCCCAGTAGTGTTCATAATTATTTGGTAGACGCATTAGGCTGGATGTACTTTTTGAATACATCAGCAGACGGTGGTTTAACATACAGCCCCTCTAGTTTTGTACTAGAATCATTAAACACATTATATTTAGGAAATAGTCTAAATACTGTCGATGGTATAAAAGGCTTTGACACTTACTTGTGGAAAAACTACTCTACATGTACTATTTTTTCTAATCTTAGTCTTATTCCAGCAGACTTTGTATCAGGAGCAGCCGATTCCATTCTTACTCCTAGTGCTGGGGTTGTAGCTACATGGACAAGTGGAACTCAAAAATTAGATAACTTATTAACTTGGTTAGATGTAATATATTCTCCTGCTTTTATGGATCAACAGGATTTTAAAGTACAGCAAGCTTTTAATGATTATATAGACGCTACTATTTCATTAACCGATCTTGTATCTAAGGGTCCTTTTAGAAAATTTATTGATGCTTTTGGGTTTCAAGCGGCTGATATTACCGAACAAATAGAATCAATAGGATTGCTGTATGATATTGAAAATTGTCCTGAGGAATATTTACAATTTATTGCAGACCTAATTGGGTGGAAATTGTATGGAGCCTCTACCTCTAAGTGGAGACACCAGCTACGAACAGCAGTAGATTTATACAAGAGAAAAGGGACATTAGATTCAATTCAATACGCTATAAATACTCTCGTAACTAACTCTGTTTTAGATGTTTCGGGGCGTGTAGCAGAATTATGGGAATCATACATACCTTTCCTTATTTGGTATAGTTTAGGTACAGAGTCTCCTTACTTCCGGGATTTAACTACTTGGACACAAGGATTAGCTACAGACGCAGGAGTTTACTATTACAATCCTAGTAGTATAGAAGAAAATTTAAAAATTGTAACCGACTCAATCATCTTAGATTTATATAAGAAATTTCCTGATAACTTTCTGTATAATGGAGAAAAATTTCCTGTAAATAGGATGTATACACTGGATGATAGGGGGTGCCCCTCTAGTGTGTATACCATAATTAACGAAACTCATATGAAACCTTTTCATATGCATACTACCGATAGTCCTGGGTATCAGGTCTTTAAACGGGAAGCCCTAATGTTGGGGAAAGGTGATGCATGGGATGCGGCCCATTGTGATGGTCCTTTAGGGACTGGGGTGTATATGGCGGGTTTAGAGCATCCTCAGGGAGGTGAGGAACCCATTTACTTATCAGCCACGGGTGATTTAGAGTTCTTATTTAATTATAGAACCTATACTAATTATCCTCTCCCCCCATTTGAACAGATAAAATACTATAGAGACAGTTCTCTTACCCCTGCGTTAGCTGCTAACCTTAAAAAAAAGTTGGCTTGTTTTGGAGTAAGGAGAGAATTTTGTACTGATGTAGAAGATTTTATTCTGAGTGCAGGAATTAATACTGACACAAACTTAGGGAGTCTTAATGAATTTTTGATGTTCTTTAGTGCAGTACAAACTCCTCCTAATTATGATAATGTATTATATAATATATCAGAATCTCATAATAATCTTTTGAGTTTATGGAATGGAAAATCATCTCATATATTTATTGATTTTGATAATACAGATTTTGATTTTGCTAAAACTACGTTGGATGGAGACTCTAAGTATGCTTTATATGAAGCTTCTAGGGTAGCAACTAATTTTTCGCCCGCCCATACCATAGCTAGAATCAATTTAAATGCTAGTGCTATGGACTATGCGGATTATTCTAGTACACGTTGGAGTTATTTAGGGTTTGATAAAGATGATACTAGAGTAAGTTATACAAGTGCTTCGGTCTTAGCTGGTTTTGAATGGAGCGGGTTGGATATGGGGGCTATACTAACTGCTGGGGGTGGGGACTCCAATTTAGATGGGGATGCTGGTAGAGGGGGTTTAAATACTTTTAAACGGGCTGATGTAGATAATATCGTAGGGGACACACTCTTTACGCTGAAGACTCCTACTGTTACTGATTTAAGCTCAGTATCACGTACAGCGTTGCGAAGACGTAATTTCCGCTATACGTTGCCCACAGAGGGGTATTATCATCGAACAGGGTTTAATGCTCCTAATAGTTGGGATCCATCCACCTTAGAATATTCTATGCCTTCTTCTGTAGGAGAATTTACTCTGGGATATGTGGCTTCCGCAGGTAAGTTTTTTCCTATTGTAGATCCAATAAATCCCTCAGGGGTGTGGGATAAATGTGAGGGTCTAAGTTCCACTCGTTCATTCTCAGCTATTTATACAAGTGCTACATTCCCTTATAGGGGACTAAGAGTTCTTGGTTCTAATGCTAAGTGGGATGAAATTGAAGTCTCTACAGCACGTTATGTAGATCGAGGCCAAACTCCCCATATTTATATTGTAATGCATGAGTTATTGGAAGAGAAAGCCCGCGATTTAGCTAGAACAGTCTCTTCTATTACTGCGGATACCTACTGGAAAAATGAAATTCAGAGTTATGCCAATAGTGCGATAGCTAGTGGGTATGTTTTTAATTCAGACATCGAGTACAGGAATTTTAGTTTCGGTATTGGTCTTCAAAAATTATATAAAGATTATGCATACTACTTTCAAAGACATTATTTAAGTAGAAATGATATGGATGATACTGGGGGCAATATTTTTGGACAAGTTTTTGGGGACGGGTTATATAATGATAACTTTTCTGTTGAGGGTTCTGCGGTAGAAACAACGGCAGGGGATTATGTTGCCTCTAGCTTTGCTTCAGGACTTGCAATAAATCAAAATGCTGGGTCTGGAATTTTTAGTACATGTGCTGTAGCAGCGTATAGTGATGGAAGTAATGATCTACCAGCATCAGGTACTTATATCGCAAGCGCAACAGGCGATTTAGTAGTTCCTTTATCAGGTACGCAATTTATACAAGAAGCGGTATACAATGCTGAGTTTAGAAATCCACATATTTTAAGTGGTGTGGAATTCTGTGATACGTCAGGTTCTCCATCCGAGAATGCGTTCTATGTATTTAAAGCTGATTCAAGTTTTAAAGTTCCTGGAGCCGAAAATTATTTAATAGATAATACAGTTATTAAATGCAAAACCGCAGGGGGATTTCCTAGATTACGTTTTGATTTATCAGCTTATGGGAAGAGACGAAATTATTTCATCAAGGATCATAAATTCAAACTGAAAATTAAAGCTTTAGTAGCTGAAGAAAATTCGCCAATATTGGGAGGAGGCCAATTAGGAGTGTGGATTCATACTAATCCTATTTATGATGCTTCTGCTCCTAGTGGTGTAATGTGGTCTTGGACGCCTGAAGGAAAGTGGGCATTACATAACGCTACTAATATAAGTTTACCTACAGTCTTAGGTTCATACGCCCATATCCACACATATAATCTCAAGACTACAGAATCTACAGAAGAAGAGACAATTTATTGTTTAGGAAATAATAGTGAGTCTACGCAGGAGTCGGTAATTAATAATGTTTCATTAAATAATATTTTGGAAGGATATTTTGAGACTTATGAATTAAACTTTGATACTCGAAATTATACTAACTATAATAATTATGAATACTTAAAGATTATCCCCGTACCTGAGGAATATTATAGATTTGAACAGACGGTAAATAGGGATGATGCTAATTACTATGTAGAAATATTTTTCTTACCTCCCACTAATCCAGGCAAGTATTTGTTGATTGATTCTATTTCTTTAGAGGACAGTACACAGAGAGACAATGCAGGGTTAGGAACAGATCATGGAATTCAAACAAGTGGAATACCTTTAAGGAAATTTGTAAAGGAAGATAAACTGTATTTAAATAAAGAACAATTAAGGACTGTTTTAAAATTCTTTACTGGATTGGCAGGTAAGGGGTATGGATTGTATCAAACTCACTTGGCTAGTAGAGATTTTAGAAGAGGTCCAGATGCGAATAACATATATGGTCGTTTATATGGCAATGATTTAGGACCTAGTGGGGGCAGTAGATTAAATTATCGTATACATCCCTTGTGGGGAGATGGAAATACTAAATATTCACCACATAATTGTATGGAAAACATAGTAGTGGACAATTAAATGAGAGGATCAGTAGGAGTATATTATAAAGACAAGCTTATTTACGAAGAGACAAATCTTCTTGTAAATGGGGCAGGTTCTTTATTAGCTGATATTATGACAGTCTCCCCCTCCCTATCGGGGGTGCCTGATCATGCTACTTCTTCTATTTTAGACTCCTCTAATTATACTATTCAGGCTATATCTT